AAGCACAAATCAGTGAGACCAGATGCACATTGCACAGAATGTGGATGTACGCTCTAAGCAAAAACAAAATGTTTAAGGCCTACATAGAGGAAATCTAAAAAGCGCGACACGCTGATCCCAAGAATGAACAACGTGTCGCGCACTGATGCAGTAGCATCACAAGTCTTCACAACTCACTGCCACGAGTGTAGGGAGTCTTGCCCTCGATCAGTTCGGCAGCTGTGCCGATGCCAGGGCGTTCGTCATTAGGTGTGCGGTAAGCGTAAGCGATGCCCCACATCATCAACGGTGATCCCTCTAAGATTCCCTTGAACTCAAACTGCAACGACCCATCAGGGTATTTGCCATAAAACTCTTTGATGCGTTCCTGGACTGTTGTGTAAGCCTCTAAGTCAAAACCTGCCATTAGATTGCCCATCCATCTTTTGCCATTTGTTGCTCAATGTTTTCTGCGCTGTGTGCCCATCGCCAGTATCTGATCGATGCCTCTTTGCGCTTTTGTTCTTGATGACTATTTTCTATTGCTACACCGACAAAAATTCCGACGATGAAAAATAATCCAAACCCTAGTAATGCTAGTAGTCCCATGCCCTGTTTCTCTTTTCTATTTGTCGAGTTCGCTGGCTTTGTATCGCTTAACGCCACCGATGCGCTTTGGCTTTAATGCCCCTGACTTTTCCCACCTGATAAGTGTGCGTTCGCTCACCCGTAGTTTGTCAGCTGCTTCTTTGGCTGTTAGATACTTTTCCATCTGCCCTCTTTCCTTAGTGACATAGTATGACAATATCTGACATTGTGTCTAGGTTATTCGTCGGGCGTGTCGTCATCGCGCAATGGCAGTGATACTAGATAAACCACTACCCCCACGACAATCAGTAACCCTGTGACTTTTTTTGCTGATCCATCTAGGGTGAAATACGCAATGAGCAGGCCCACATAGGTGTAAGTATCAGCGGTTATTGCTGAAACGTACTTTTTGAGCCATTTCATTATTTTATTCTCCTTATACTTGTTGCTATTTGACCGACTAAGACTGCACCCACAACAACGCTTTGAGATTCCTCACGCTGATCTGGGGTCATGTCCGAGCCAATATTCATAATTGCCTCAACCGATGCGGCCAATGCTTCAAAGCCCGGGATCGCCAGCAGCTGTGTCGGTACTTCAAAAGTCACTGCCTCTGGATTTAGGCTTGGGATTGGGCTTGGCACAGGGCTTGGCTCGATCGGAGTTGGTGATGGTTCGGCGGTTGGTTCGGGTGTTGCTATCTCTGGCGTTGGCTGTTGTGTTGGTTCTGGTTCTGGTGTCAATATTGGTGTGGGTTCTATCGGCAACATTGTTGGCTCTACTAGCACAGGGATGGGCGAGATAGATGTTGGAATTGGTTCGGGCTGTGGCTCTTGTGTGGGCATTGGTGTGGGTTCTAATGTTGGCAAATCAGTTGGGCTGGGTGTAGGTGATGGCAAAGGCGTTGGCTCGATGGTTATGGTTTGGCTTGGTAATGGTGTTGGTGTTGGCACAATCCCTGCGTAGTACCGCAAAGGGCTATCGGCTGGCAACAAGTCACCGATGTAAATTGTGTAAGGGCCAGCGAAACCACCCTCACAATAGTGCCGGGCGATGTCTCCCTTATCGGCAAAATACTGGTTCGAGTTATCCCAACCAACCGAGCGAATCACCTGCTCGCCAGCTAAGTTTGCACAAGTAATTTCAGTAAACACGGTTTCGGCGTATGCGTTGGGCGTATGCACTAACATCGTGACCCCTACGATGAAAGCGACCAGAGCCACTCTCAAAGGTTTATTCATCAGACCAGTTTGGCCTTAATCTGCCTGCCGTCTAAAACGATGGGCGCAGCTGAATCATGCCAGATCCAAAAGCCCACCGGCATTGATGGATCGCAATCGATGGTGTGTGACCAGTGCAGGTGGTACACCTTGCCATCCCAGCCGCCAATGTTCTTATCATCGTGACCAGTTTCATCTAGTTTGTCTGTGCCTGGGTAACGACCAAAGCGGCCACGCAGTACCGAGCCGCCCTTGCTAAACTCAACACGCAGCACTGTGATCCATTCCCACTGTCCAGCCTTTGGAACCTTGTAGGCAATGCCCTTTGGGTATTCCACCCATGTCCATGTCTTTGGTGGGATTGACTGCTTGGACTTGCCCGAGTCAACTTTCCAAAGGGTCATTTTTCTAGGTTCTTGTCGGCGTTGGTAAAAATGTCATTGATTTCGGCATCATCCAGTGAGCCATCTTTGAGGAATGCCCGAGCAAGCCCCTCGATTACTACGGCCACGCCACCAATTCCAGCAATGATGATTGCCTTGGCTGGCTCTACACCTGCTACGGCTGATGCGCCTACCACTGACAGACTAGAAGCTGCAAAGACTGCGACCATTCTCAATAAAATGTTTTTGGTTTTATTCATGATGCCAAGATGTCCTTTGGGTCTAGGTCCTTACCAGCGGACCAGCGGATGTTGTCGCGCATTTCGAAATGCAAGTGTGGGCCTGATGAGTTTCCTGTGTTGCCGGACTCACCAATGATCTGGCCTTTTGTAACGGTCGCACCTGGCTTGATTCTGACTTTGTTTAGGTGTGCATAGATTACCCAGCCACCATCACATTTTTCGACTACCTGGTTACCGTACGATTTGCCCCAGTTGGCGTTCTCGATCTTGCCATCAGCTACTGCCAACACTGGTGTGCCAACTGGCACAGCGAAGTCAACGCCTGTGTGGTAGCCCTTTGACCACATCTTGCCTGGCTTCTTGTAGGCAGTTGTAATCTTGCCATTCTTAATTGGTAAGGCCATGAGTTGCCCTTTCGTGTCATGGCCCTGTGTTGATTGTTATGCTGTTTCAGGAACTTCTGAAATTTCTTGTAAATAAGCAGCGTATTCTTCGTCTGTCATTTCACGGACTAAATCGTCAATTTGAATTAAAGGGTTAGTCATTTTTCCTACTTCTTGTAACCGTAAATGGCTATGGTTCCGCCCGTGTAAGTACCGGCGGATGGTACAAGCGTAAACGCTGTACTACTAGCTGCGTTGTTATCGTAGCCACGATAATGGCCATTACTCGTATTGTTGGCATAATTGGCTTGAAAACTTGACCTACTTGTTAAAAATGGATTTTGAAGTTCAACAGTTACATTGACTGTCGAAGTACCACTTGTTGAAAGAAACCATGAACCAAAAGTTGCCGCACCTGAATTAGTGCTTGTTGTTCCGTAGTTTTGATAAAGTCCCGCCCAGTTGTAAGTACTACCAGCCGAACCGTTTAAGGTCATTTTCATGTCTGTATCTGTTGATGCAACGACATTAGCAATTACTATTTTGTAATTGTCGTAGGTTGTACTAAATGCGCCAGTAACTGTCACGGATGAAATTGCTGTGCCAATGGTTTGAGTTTTAATTAAAGTTAGTCCAGGCGAATTAGCAAAAACCGTTGCATCTATGGCATCGCCCAAGGCTTCAATCGCGGTAGCGCCATCTTTGACGTAATCGGTGCTGGTTGGTACTGGCCAGCCGTAGTTCGGGGTGGTTGTTGCCATGCTATAAGTCCTGCCATTCTGTCGTAGTTGGAGTATACCCCGCCCATGTAACGGTTGGCGCGATTTGCAGCCAAACTTGGTTCGGGTATGTCTCGGAAATTGCCGAGCAAATCAATGTCATCGTCGCTGTGTAGCGGTCAAGATTCCACTTGATGCCCTCGACAAAGCCATCAAAAGTGCCACCAAATACTGCTGGGAGATCCTGCGTGTACACAGCTGATCCAACGTGCATCAGGATCAAGGCATCCCGAGTCGCATCGCTAACCGTTGGACTATGCAATGGGATCGTAAGTTCCTCTGGGTAGGTGCGTGGGTAAGCGCGACTTGCCAAGAACGCGTTGGCTTGGCTTTGTGCGTCAGCTGCATTGTGCAAGGTAGTTGTGCGAGTTCCAGACAATTCGCCAAAGGATTGTTGGCTGGTGTAATCGGCAGCATACTTCTCGGGATTGTTTCTGTAGATCAAGGTCACGTCATTGACGATCTCTGACCACTGGGCGGCCTGTCGCAGTCCTACGGCGAGCAAGTCATCATCAGTAAGGGTAAGCGGTGTCAGGGTCGCTCGGCACGTGTATGAGTCGTAGTGAATAGATCCGTCAGGTGCTTCATACAAGAATCCTCGACCGGATTGGGCGGCTTCTTGGGCAAGCGATAAAGCATTAGCCACACCGCCTGTATAGGCTGCCAATTCGTAAGTGCCGGGCGTATCAATGTCGGCCACCAAATCATCAACCAAAGTCTGGTTAGTTCCACCCCAGTTGGCCCATGTGGCAAGGCTGCTCACAGCTGACCAAGTTAGTGTTGGCACGACCTCATCCCAATTCTCTAGGAATGCATCCGAGAGAATGTTCAGTACGCGTGTGCCGTCAAACTCTTTGGCGAATCCAAGGCCGCCTGTTGTGTAGCGATTGAGCAGGGCTAGTGGGCCAACGGCTGTGATGCTGTAAACGGCCACCGATCCCTCACTGCCATAGGCATCAAGGGTGATGTCAAGATCAGAGATTGTGCCTGTGTAAATAGTGCGGTAAGTGTTGGTTGAATCCTTGACCTGAATCTGGATACTGTCGGATAGGTTTACGTTCAGCGCGGTATCAGCATCAGTCCAAAGCCTTACATTGGCAATGCCGACTAAGGCTTGCTCGTAAATGTCGCGGCGGCCAAGGCTTATTGAAATGTTGCTGATTGTGTTGTCTGCATACTCATTGACCCCAGCAAAGATTACTTTTGGGTATGGCGTGTATACGGTCACAGTGTTGCCCCAACAAAGTTGACTGCGCCTGTGCGCCTTGCGCTATCTTGTAGGAGTTTCTCTATTGATCGGCGAGCAGATTCACCATCGATAATGCCGTTCATGTTGATAGTTACATTTTGTCCACCAGCACTGTTAGGTCGTATCGATCCCGATCCATTTGGTACAAAGAGTTCAGGGCCAAACTCGCCAACACGGTATGCCTGACCACCCATGACTGAACCACCAGCTGCTCTTGCCTTTGGTCGAGGCGTAAATCCTGCCTCTGGAAGATTTATGTTAAGCGGATTTTGAATAAATCGCAATGCAGGCAGGGCGGCTTGGTAAGCATTTGAAATAGCGTTTATTGCATTTGCAACCGTTTCTAATGATGCTGCAATTCTTTCCATCATGCTGGCAGCGCCCGGGCCACCATCTGTAACGGTTGAGAATAAATTACTAAAAGCATCCGCGACCGCTCTTAGTGCGCCGCCTAAACTAAACGCGCCGTCGCCCTCAAAATTTCCAGCTAGTTCTCTCGCACGATTGCTTAATCCCTCTGGGTCTTCCCCACTAAATCCCTTGGCAACTTTGTTAACTTCTTCAAGCAATACTTTCATGGTTGGTAGTAATGCCACACCAATGGATTCTTTAAGTTCGCCAACCCGCTCGGTAACAATAGCCAATTGCCCTGCGTAGGTTTCGGTGTTGGCCTTAGCCGCGCCACCAAATAACCGTACAAGTTCATCTTGGACTACGTTGAAATCTTTAGTTTTCTTAATGTTTTCATCAAGTGGAATGCCCAACTTAGTAAGCGCACCAATGTTGCCGTTGTAAGCCTTGGCAAGTGTCAGCGATACTGTTTCTAAATCGCGGCCAGTACCGGCTGCAATATCTAGGGCTAGGTTTGTAAGTTGTTGAGCCTTGCCAACATCACCAGTGGCGCGGGCTAAATTAGCAAGTGCCGGGCGTAACTTTGTGTCGGCTACACCAAAGGCTAATTGTTGCTTAGTAATGTAATCTTCGGTGGACTTGATCTGTGCATCCGTGGCGTTGGTTGTATTTTTTAGGGCTTCGGCAAGTTGCTTTTGACTTTGCTCATCCTCAACTGCTGCCTTTACACCATCAATACCAATTTTGACTGCATAGGCTGCGGCAGCTGCGCCAGCAACTACAAAAGCAGCTGCGGCCATTTTGCCGTATTTACCTAGTTTCTTTGTAAAGCTTTTAGTATCGTTATCTGCTTGTGCAAGACTTCGGCCAAATTGATCTACATCAGCAAGCAAATTAAGTTTGAGTGTTCTCACGTCAGCCATTGTTGTCATCCCACTTTTCTATAACTCTTTTAGTAACCGCATCTTTCCAACGGCGTGTTAATTCTGGTTGGATTCTTTTAAGTGTTAAGAAAATGCCGTAGCCCTCGTTTCCTCGACCTTGGGCAGGTGAGCGATCAGGAAAGCGTCGACCACCATTTTCAAAAAGTGCTGGGCCACCAAATTCTGAACCAAACAAAACTTGACCAGATACAGCCCCACCACTAAACCGACCTTTACTGCCACCGATTGTGACATTAGGTATCCGATCTTTGTTGGCTCGGATTGTAGCTGCAACCTTTTGGGCTTGGGCTGGCAATGGGTTTAAGTTGTAGCTGCTTTGCATTTCTGTGGCTGACCACTGGCTAATGCTTGTTACATCATCTTTTAGGGCTTTCTTTGCGCCCTCATCCATTTCGCGAAATGCCTTGTATAGCGATTTTAGATCCCGAGAGTCAGGGGTCATTTTAACTGTTACTTTGTCAGCCATGACCATTCCTCTCTGTTATCAGCTTTAAGGCTGTGTTGATGTCTGCGAGTGACCATTGGTACAGATCCGATAAAGGTATCCCGGTGACAACTGCTATTCTGACGAGTCCGTCAGCGAGTTCTCTTTTGGGCTTTCCTCGACCACCTCAAAGGTTTCAAACTCATTGGTGACCCATGCTTGCTGGCTTGGTAACTTAGTATGCCCTTGGGCCTTAGCGGCCTTGTAAAGCATGCATGTTATGACATCCAGCGAGCCTTGGCTCATTTTTTCTGCCGCTTGGCTAACTGTGTAACCGAGTTCTCTTTCAATCTCAATCCACAACCAAGCGTTTTCATCACTCACTATGTAGTTGTTGCCCTGTTTTGTTGTAATTGTGTATTGCATAATGGTTGCCCTGTTCTATTCGTTAGGCTCTGGATACTGATCCATCCTCAACAATAAAGCTGAGGCTGGTTGTTAATACGTCAGTGGCCGCGCCACCAACGGTTGGGAACACTGGAAATACGTTGCCAGTAAATGTATCGCCCGGGCCGACATCAAATGAGAATGCCAATGCAGTGTCAGGTGCGTTTTTGGCTGCATCCCATAATGCGCTAATAATTCCCGGTGATGCGGAATCGTCGAGATACATTTCTACATTAAGTGTTGCAGTCTTATCTACAGTCTTGTAAGCGCGACCTGATAGGACTTCAAGCACTTGTTGGTTATTTTCCATTTCAAGTGTAACTGTTGATGCTTGATCTGCGTACGACACCGAGTTAATGGTTAGTGTCATATTCCGACCAGTTATGTATGTTGCTGGCATGACTTGCCTTTCCTAGTTGGTTGTGACCATCTCGATGTTGAGTTGGCTGATTAGCATGTCGGCGTTTCCGATTTGCTGAACTGTTGGTTGCGACCATCCACCAAGTAAAGAAATGTTATTGGCTAATAGGTCGGTCACTGAAAAAATTAAGGTTTCCAAGTTTTTCAAAGCTGCTTGGTTATCAGCTGCATTTACAATGACTGTGATGTCAAAGCGCACATTGCAACGCGCTCCACCGATGGCACTTACTGTAATGTAAGGCGATCCCGGTACAAGCACAATGGCAGGTGGGGTGATGTTCTCATTTGGGTATGCGTAAACAACCCGACCAGCAGCTGCAAGAGTTGCGGCAAGGTTAGCCCGGTATGTTGCTAGATCAGCCAAGGTAGCCTCTGGTGTCTAAGTGCTTGCCTAGTAAGCCTGACACACGAGTAAGCATTGAACGGCCTAGGCGGTACGGTGCTGGACTTTGGAAGTCAACACCTTGCTGGCCTAGTGTGCCTGTACGAGTGATCCAGATGTCGCAGGCTACGGCT